GTGCCAGCGATCTGACGCCACGTACGCGGGGCCTCATCGAAGTTCGGCACGAAGTTCAGCGTGGCAAGGTGCGCCAAGTTGAACACCGCATCCGAAGTAGTCAGAACCTCGTGCAGCGTGCCGGTAGCAATCCGGTTGCCCATAAGGTGCTGTTCCATGAGGTCACGAACCGCAGCGACCTTGCGCTCGGTCACGCCGTTGACCAGCTTGAGGCGACCGTCAAGCGTCAGCTTGTTCTTGTACTCTCGCTTCTGGGCCATTGTCATGCTCCAATCCGAACCGGCGCACGTCCGGCTGTCTTGCGGAAGGACACGGGGTAATCGGTCCAGCCATAGTGGATAGTGTTGTTGCCGTCCGCAGTCAGAGTCAACGCGCCAGTCGCCTTGGTCATAAAGACCTCAACGTCGTTGGCTGTGCTCGTCAGCGCACCGGTCACGGCGAACTCGAAAGTGCCGTCGTAGGCGAACGAAGCCTGACCGTCAGCCAGAGAAGCGCCACCGTTCTTGTAGGTCACCGAAGTGATCCCCGGAACCGGGTTGCTCTTGGTGCGGGTCGCAGCCCCATCGGCAGTCAGCGAAACGGCGGGGCGGGTACCGAAAATGACGGGCACCCCCGGCTGAATCGTGGTCTGCGCAGCGGGGAAAGTGACGCCCGACACCAGACGAGCGCGATGCATCGCCTCGGTGCTAGCGAAAATCTTGTTCAGAGCCATGCTCACCAACCCCCAACGGTTGCGTTGAACTCGGAACCACCAACGATGCGTCCGACCGAAGCGGCCTCAGCGTCCTTGAGTTCCTGAATGTATGCCTTCTCGGCGGTGATCGCGTCAGCGATCTTCTTGCCAGCCGTCATGGATTCCATCACACGCACACGAGCAGACTTGGGCAGACCGGCCTCAACCAGCGCCTCGGCAACCTCAAGCGGGTTGACCTCATCCTTGTCCGGCTCGGGAGCGGGCTTAAGAACCTCAGTCAGCGCGGTAAACTGCGCGGCCAGGGCGGCACTCACAGCTTCCACAATCTTCTGAATGTCCTCAGGCGTCATGCCTTCGTCCTTCCGTAGTGTTTCATTGTCGTTTAGATTACCACAAACAGCACGCTCGATAATCTCGGCCATTTTGCCGTCCCGACCACCACGCGGAACCAATGCGACTGCATTCCAAGGTGAAGGGGAGATTTCGGTTACATTCTCGTTTTCGTCCAGTTCACCAGCGGCCTCAATGGACAAATCCGCGTACGGGGAAAGCGCCTTTACGGTTTCCCGATGTGCCTCGAAAATGTCGGCACCGGCCCAAAGGCCCTTTGTCTTTTCGTCGTAGGTGGCATCCTCGGAAAGCACGCCAAAGGCATCCCGAACGTCGCGCTCATCAGGGCTGACGTGGTTGTAGTAAAGGAATGTGCCCTTGGGGAAAGCGGTCGAGCCACAGCGCTCAAGCATCGTTCCGGCGTAGAAGCCACTAGAACCTTGGCCTTCGGTGATTAGGCGCACTCGATACTTGGAGCCCGTAAGCTCCAAAGTGCTGTTCTCTACAAGTCGCTTTGCCATGTACTCAAGATTAGCACAGGGCTTCTATATAAGCTTTAGGGCGCTTTATCGAAACCAGATAAAACAGAAGTGTCAAAAGTATACCTTTTTAGGTATACTTTTGACACTTTGTTATGCGTAGGGCTACAAACTCCACGCTAGGGGCCATGTGGTGGCCCCGATCAAGCCGTCCTTGGTGATGCCCGCGAAAATCTGCATCGCTTGAGCGGCAGTATTTGTCTTGGCGTCGTACACGCCGGTTACGTCCACCTTGTAGCCCTTGGCCTTAGCCTGCGTTTGCCAGCGCTTCAAGTCCGAACCGTAACGATACTTGCCGCTCACGCTCTTGATGCTCCACAGCGGCTTCTCGGGGCCGAAGTACCAACCCTTGGGCAGCGGGAACGCGGGGATTGTCACAGTCGGGATGGTGGGCACGTGTGCGATCTTGTCGGCCACGGCCTTGACATTAGCTGCGCTGCCCTTCGGTTGCAAGTTAATCTCGAAGTGCATCTCATCCTTACGGCCCGCGTAGTCGCCGCCCCAACGGACCACGCCGTTAACCTCGGTCAGAATCTTGCGGATTTCCTTCGTCTGTGCTGCGCTGAACGTGCCAACCCGCCCGAGCCAATGGTCAGGCGCGTTGAAGTCCACCGCTGTGCCGCTCGCGTGGTTGCTGAGTTTGGTAGCGCCCCGAATAGCGCGGTAGTTCCAGCCCCACGACTTGGCCTTGTCGATCTTCTCGACGCGGGTGTTGAACTGATCCGCCACGTAGTTCAGTACCGTGTAAACATCACCCTTTCGGACCTTGCCTGTGACCCACGGGAAATCCGTCAGTCGCGGGTCGGTTGACTTCTCGATCCCGAGCCACCCATTTTGTGAGTTGGTCATGCTTGTCCCTCCGTATCTGCATCATGGTTAGAAACCCCTTGCTCTGTGCCGCCAGCAACCGCACCTGCAACGCCCTGCCCTGAGGTTACCTGAGCCGCAGCAGCCTTTTCGGCTCGCTTCGCCTCAACCTCCTTCGGGTCGGGCGGCAGTTCCTTGTGCAACTCAGGCACGCTGAGAATATCCAAAACCGCCGCACGGCCTTCGTCGCGGTGGACCAAGCCAAGCTCAACGGCGGTCTCGACAGCGGCGGCTTCGCGGTAGGCGGGGTCGGGGCTGATCGGAGCGAACCGTACCTCGGCGTCGGGTGAACCGGCGTCCCGCAGAATCTCGGTGTAGAACTCAAGCCACTCGTTTTGCAACGCCTCGAAGCCGCGAATGGTCGGGTCGGAGAGCGTAGTAGCTGCACCGTACGAGCCGCCTGTCGCGCCAGGGCTGGACAGCAGGGCAATCACGGACACACCGAACGATGTGGCGACCATTGCGGCCAACGGCTGGCCGTTGTTCATGTTCACCTGAGCAGACGGCACGCCAACACTCGACAAGTGCGATTCCCCCGAGTTCACGGCGGTTCCGCCAACTCCCGAGCCCGCACCGACGATTCGGGCGGCAGCCGCGTTAGCGCCAGCCTTGGTGCCCTGTGTGAGGGACCATGCGATCATCGAAAGGGCGGTTACCAGCTTGGCATTGTCCTGTAGGTACTTGGAGTACGCCAGCGCCCACACCATCGCGGGCAGGGAGTCGGGAACGCCCCACGTCCAACCGGTCTGCGAGTTGGCCCGTCGAATATAGATTACCTTGTCTTGGGCGACCTTGACGTTGCCAATCTGCGCGGGGAGCTTTACGACGCGCTTCTTGTAGCGGGCGAGCGGAATCCACTCGGTTTTTACCTCGGACTTGTTATTCTCATAGCGGGTCCACGACCGCTGCACGAAGCGAATCCGGCTGGCATCGTCAGGGTCAACCACCACGGACGAGATTTCCTGCATCGGGACCGCGATGAACGCCTTGTCCTTGGTGTTCTTGAGGATCACCAAGTTACCGTCCGTGAACAGCGCAGAGTTGTTGGTTTCGTACGCGGCCATTGAGAACAACGCCGTCTTATTGTCGGGGTCGTCAATAACCTTCTGCGTGCCCGTCTTGACGTTGATGAACTCCAACGGACGGCCAAAGATGTAAGAGAACCGCAAGCCCTTACCCCGAACGTGCAGCGGGTTGACCACGGCAAGCTCTCGAAGCTTCGGGATCAAGTTTTGTAGGCTTTGGAGCGTTGGGCCTTCGCCCTCGTTGTAACCGCCAATCTCAGACCAGCCAATGTTGTCCAGCATGGACAGTTTTTGACTCAGGGTTTCCTCAAGGCGTTCAATCGTGGCACCCTGATCGGAATACGCCTGTTGTAGCGCTTGAAGTGCAACGTCCATCGGGATTTGGCTCATGTGCCTCATTCTATCAGCGAGTTTGTGTTCTAACCCTAGAAGTGTGCCATAAGTTCGAGAACTGAGTTGTTTTGACCCAAAAAGTCGTCTGCATCTTGGTAAATCTTGGTGTTTTTCGGGGTTTCCGGCTCGAATAGGTAATCGAAGTTCGCAGCGGCGTACACGATTGCGTCAAGTTCGTCGGGGCTTTTCACACCGCGAGCGCGCATATCCTGTTTGCTCTCAATCTTGATTGCGCCCTTGTCGGTAAGAAACCCTTTGATCGCCAACAGTTGGTCGCGCACCTTTTCGTCCAACCGGTCCAAGTCGATCCGGCCTTGGCCCATGCCGATGCGCAGATTGTCGTACTGTTCCGCACGGGCGTTCAGATGGGCCGCTCGGTCGCGGGGCGCATAAGAGCCTTTGATGGGCACGAACACGTAGTTGGCAATACGATCATCCCGCTTCATGGCTTCGGCCACCGCCTCACCGTAGCCAACAGCATCGATTCGGATTTCCTTCACGCCGTTGCGCTCGGCAAAGCTGAAAATGCGGTCGATAGAGTCGAAAATGTCGCCGTTGACCCAAGAATCTGCAACCCGAATCTGTCCGCCACGGTTCAGGGCGATAACGCTATGGTCCCCACCGGATGAGGCAACGTCCACACCCATGATGCCGTAGGCGGCAGCCTCGGTGTCCAGCGGGATTTCCAAGTCGTAGGCGCGGTCAATCTCGCGTTGCCGGAAGAACGCATCGCTCGATTGGTCGGGGAACTCGCCGAGAATCTTCGACTTGTAGCGTGCGCTGTCCTCGCCCCACTCGACTGCCCGCTCATCAACCCACTTGGGTTGTATCAGCCCACGCGATACAACCTCAGGTACTACCTCACCTGTGAAGTTGGGTGTGTCGAAAGCCGAGATGGTGAGCAGGTTCCAAGCCGCCTGTCCCTCGGGCGTATTAAAGATTCGCCCGAACTCGGTGTCAGGGTCGTCGGGGTTGCCAACGGCTAGCACACGGTCGTGCGGACCAGTCGAAATCGCATCTGCCGCCGTGTAAAGACTCTGGTTGACGCCGCAACCTTCGTCTAGCACGACCAGAACACCGTCCGGTCGGTGAACACCGTGGAAAGCGTGAATGTTGGTGTCGGATGGCTTCTTGCCCGACCCAACAAGGGCGGTTGTCCCGTAGAGCGGGCGCTTCCATTCGTCTTTCTGGTTAATCTCACCCACAAGGTTGTGCTTCGCGTGGAACTTGCGAATTTCTTCCCACAGAAGCTCGTGTACCTGATAGTAGGTTGGGGCGGTGGAGCGGACCATGCTGTTCGGGCGGGTGGAGACCCACCAACACACAGCCACAGCCGACGTGAACGTCTTGGACACCGAGTGGCAGGATTTCATGGCGGTCTTTTTGTGGTCCACCAAGGATCGCAAAAGCGTTTTCTGCCCTGACCAGAGAAAGACGCCTAAAACGTCCTCGGCCCAACCAACGGGGTCGTACTTGTAGCCTGCCGCCTTGGACTTTTCCTGTAGGTCACCAATGACGCGGCCCAGGATTTCATTCTTCAGCGTGTCATCAAACATTGGCACGCTCGGCGGAGATTACCTCGGTGAAGATGCCATCGATTTCTTCCATCTCGATTGTGGGGTACTTCTCGTGTACGCGGTCCACAACCGCCACAGAGAGCCGCTGCAACATGCCCAGCATGAAACCTTTATGGGCCTCTACGACAGCCTCTACCTGCCCCTCAGTGGCCTTGGTGTTGCGTTCCAGCGTGTCACCGATCAACCGTAGGGTTTGGAGATAGGACGCAACCTTGTCCTTGTCAAAGATTTCGTCGTCCAGCCAGTTTTCTAGCTTCGACTTGAGCGTGTAAACACTGTGAAGTAGGAGTTGGCGTTGCTGGATTTCGGACCACAAATCCCGGCTGGCGAGCAGGCTCGAAACCTTGCTATAGACCGCGAGAGGTTCCATGCCCGTGTCCGCAGCGATTTCTTCCGGCGACCATCCACTTGCGGCGCGGTCAAGCAAATGCTTGTCGCGCAAATCCAAAGAGTTTCCCATAGCCATGCCAGCCATTCTAACTTATGTATAACTTAGTGCGAGTTATACAAGCCTATGCAAGCGAAAGCCCCGCCTCTCTCAAACAAAGGCGGGGCATTTCTTTGTCGGGTTACTCGTCGTATTCGTCGTCAACCGCATAGCGCTCGGCAACGTAGGTCTCGTTGACCGGCGTGTTGCCTGTCGCTACAGCGCCAATCGCAGTGCCGGTGTAGGCGTAGATCGCAAACGCGGTCACAAGCCAAGCCGGGTCCGGTTCCAGGGCCAGAGCAATCGAGCCCAGCAGGAATCCGATCACCGCGTAGACGGCGTAGATCGGCTTGCGCCATTCGGCGGGGATAATGTCTTTCAGCATTTCAGTCTCCTTGTGTCAGTCGTGGTTGTTGGGCCAGAGTTCAGTGTCGATGTGCGCATGGATTTGCTTGGGCGGCACGGGGGCGGGGGTTTCCTTCTTGTTCAACAACCACAGCCCGATCCGGTTAATGAACGAGGTTGCCGCGCTCAGGTTCCGCAGCAGATCGGTCTTTTCGTCCTCCAACGACTTCATTCTTGTTTCCAGTGATTCTACACGAGCCTGCAATCGGTTAGCCCCTGCCGCCACCCATGTTAGCCAAGCCCCGAATCCAAGACCCACAGCCGCAATGATCGCGGTGATAATCGGGGGGTCAGGCCATGGGATTTCCAACGGGAAAAGGAACTCGAACAGGGACATATAGTGTCTTTCTTTGCAGCAAACTCAGGGTGTTAGTTATACCTACGAGATTATCACAGCAAACGAAGATTGGACCAAGGCACCTGTCCGGCTTGCACGTCGAAAGCGAGAATACCGGCGACCGAAGTTTCACCCGTCTTATTCGTGAACCATGCCGAACCGTTATCCGCGCTCGGGGTTCCGATAACCCAACGGCTGTCCCCGCTTTGACTCACGCGCAGCGAATGGTAGTGCCCGTGCAGCAGAATGTCGGCGGTGTGCAGACCGTTCCGGCGTCCGTGGCTCTGGCCCGTCCACCACGTGCCCACCTTGTCAGGGCTCTTCGACTGATGCCCGTGAACTGCGCCCACAACAACCCCGCAGGGTGTGGTGAACACAACGGCCTCAGCGTGATTGTTCGCGGGGCGGAGAAACTTGACGTGAGCAAACTCGGGTCGATCGTGCAGTACATCTTCCAGTTGGTGGTTCAGTTCCACGCCCCAATCGTTGTTGGGGGTGCTCGCCAAGTCCTTGCCGGGAACCCGAACTTGGCAATGGTTCGACGGGATGGTCAGGAACGTTATGCCAGTTCCAGGAGAAGCCTTTGAAACCCGCATAATGATTTCGATGAGCAGTCGTCGTGACGTGCGAATCTGCGTGGTCAAGTCTTGGTCGTTGGTGGCCCTCTGCGTGCCGGTGTTGTCGAAGCCTTCGATCAGGTCGCCAAGCTCAGCCATGAGAATGTGCGCAGGCTGGTTAAAACGCAGGGACGTGCAGAAGGCTTCGACCGAGCGAAGGATTCGGTCTAGTGTTTCGGGGGTTCCGCCGTTCTCGTCCACCTTGCCAAGCTGGAAGTCCGACAGGCACAAGACAGCGGTGTGCTTGCCACGGATCGGTGTTGGTGCTGGGGGGGCTACGAACCCGGCGATGGCCTTTTCCACATCATCGAACGTGAACGCTTCGTACACGGCCATATCCTGGGGCCGGTAGGTGATCTTCTCCCAACCGTCAGGGGTAATGATCGAGCGGCCACGGCTGGTAACAATTTCGGTGGGCACGTCGGTAAAGAACTGTTCCGGCGTGGACGGCAGTGGGATGCCGGTCGGGTTTGGCTTCTTGTGACGCCTGATTGATCTCTCTGAGGTTTCCGCCAGATAGCCGAGTTGGGTGTTCGTCAATGTGGGGTTCTCTTGGATAACCGCGCAAACCTCACAGGAAACCGGATCGTGACGCAAAGCCCCGCCTAACGTTGGTTGATTGTTCGGGTCAACCATATCAGGCGGGGCTCAGGGCTTAGTAAACCTTCTTAGTTGTAGTACGGGCGAAGTGGCTGATCGGCCCGAATACCGGCTTGCGCCAGAAACGGTAAACCCGCCAAGTCAGTTTTTGGGTGTAACAGTCAGTGCCGAACACCAACAGCTTCGGCTCGGTCACGACCAGCGTACGCTCAAGTCGGTTCGGGTTCGACACCCGAAAAAGCGCGTCCAACGCCTCGGCTCGCTCGGTGAGGTCGGTGCTGTAGAGGTCCAGAACCTTCATGCTTCCTCCCCGCCGCTCATGATGCGGTAGGCGAGTTCCAGACCCCGGAGCCGCCCCCTGTAGAAGTCGTCTCGGTAAAGGTCCGCCAAGTCTCGTGCTTCCTTGATCTCCATGTACAGATCGGTCAGTAGAAACTCAAAGATTTCGTCATTCATCGGTTGCCCCCTCTGCGATAGTTTCTTCCAAGCACACTAATGCAGTATCAATCATGCGTCGTCACCGTCCAGCAGTCGGATGATTTCGATCAGCGCCTCAACGGCGGCGTCGGACAGGTCTGAACCGTCCAGACCGAACTCAGCAAGCTCTCGAATCTTGTCGATCAGGCGAATCAACCCGTCCATCTCGCCCTCAAGGTTGCGGTACTGATCCAGAACTGAAGTACAAAGCGCTCGCTCTTTCTCGTATGCCTTCTCCCAGTTGGGGCTCAGTAGAACCTGAGTTCGGGCGTCCCAAAGACCGTCGCTGTAACCCGTGGCGTAGTTGTCTCGCCATTCTGCGGCCTCTGCGCGTCGGTTGGCAGCCTCGTACATCTCGTTAAGGCTGGTAAGCAGGTCGTCGCTGTTGCTACTCATCGTGTAAACCTCCTAGTTTGTGGGTTTTTGGCTCGCCGGATTTTTCGCGGGGCCGTCGTCTTGTTGGTACCGAACGTACACTGGGTTCTTTGTGGTGTCAAGCTGGTCTGGGATCGCTGAAAGTTTCAACTTTGGCGTTTGCGGACCTACGGTTGTGCAACGACCCCTTTTCGCAACACCACCCTTGCATAAATCGGGTTCTTTCAATCCGTTCGGCCAGCTACGCACGAAGCGGGCCCTCCCGACCTCGCACCGCTGGACCTAGCGCGCGCGTGCTAGACCGATTCAGCTTCGAGCGCAAGCAAAGCGGGCACCCTTACCGGGGGTGCCCGCTTTGTTTCAGTGCCAAGGGTCTAGCGCCTTACCTAGCATCCACCCGGCAATGATGAGAGCGACAAGCCAAGCGCTACCCAAGTAGGTCGGCCCCGGAGTCACGCGCCCAATCCCACCCGATGAGGCCATAACAACAATCGTCGGTATCCTCCCAATCGTCGTTATCGGTGTCCCGTGTCTGCACGTGCGCGCTATACACCTCCCCATCGAACCAAGCGCGCAACGTGGCAAGCTCGCGTTCTTGGAAGACGTACCCGTCGGGAGTTCCCCACAATGCCCGTAGCTCGGCGCTATCGCAGACGTAGTATTCCGAATCTCGCGTGCTAATGCGGTGTACTGCCGTGGAACCGTGGTAGAGCCGCATATAGCATTCAATGTGTTCGTCATTTCCGACCCCGTAGTGGTTTACCGCTACAGATAGCGCGTCGCTTGTGTCATCGGATTCTTGGCTAGCGTGCCAATTCCGCCAACAGTAAAGCGGAACCGCTCCGGCCCGCCTGTTAACTGAGACAATAGCGGGACTGCCGCAATCGTCCCATTCTGTCTCGTACTCGTCAGGCCGGATAACTACCCGCCTCAATCCGTCATCGCTAATGGCGACCTGCTCACCATCGTCAACCCATTGTTTAATCCACACTGGTTCTATCCTTCCATGCAATCGGGACAGCGCTCAACGCCGTTATAGGCCGCATAACCACTTGACCATACGTCTTTCAGGTGATCCCGGAACACTGACCCATCAATGTCTACCCAGAACTCATCGTAGTATCGACTCGCCTCGATATGCGCATACTTGAGGCAAGCGTCACAAATGCCGGGGAAGAGTTCCCGCATTTTGTCTAGGTCGTCGGCTGCACCCTGCTCTAGTAGCGCCCATTCACGTTCGCTATAAGCGTCCTCATCAAGCAACGGATAATCATCCAGTCTGTCAAGGATGCCCAAGCCCACCATAGCGGCAGGAGTGAAACCCTTAGTCGAGTCATTGTCCCGATACAACCGAACATATAGCATCTGGGATTCCTCCCGTACG